ATACCTATCCTGCTGCATACGCCCCGTCGTCCACGATATGCTGTCATAGTTATTTTCCGATGCATGACGGATCATCCGGCGCATTGCTGTCTCAGGCCAGACGCCCTTGAGGGGGGCATCGGGGACGCGATAATCGGTTGCAATTTCCCCAATACTGGGGTCGTCAATACGGCGACGGGCAGCAGCAAGAGCGTCATCAGCATGTGCCACCACCCGGCCCCCATCGTCTTTACTACCTATTAGGACGTTAGTTACAAAGACGTTATTTTCATCTCTGATTTCCCAGCCGATGCCATCGGGCATTTCTTTTGCTGACAATTCGCCAGAGAATTGAGGGCCAGTCCTGTACCCACGATCCCGCCCCGCCTGATGCCAGTCGCTCTGAAACTCCTCGACGAAGAGCGTCCTCTTGCCATCAGCATCGATGCGGTCAGTCGTCCGCACCCGTATCAAGACGTCTGGTTCGGGGTCATGGCCGCCACGGAATTCAGTCCGAGAGGTATCTGAAACCATACCATCCGCGTCGACACGATTTACGTGGTCGGGATCATCGAAAGCATAGCCTCTATTACGCTCGGCTTGTGTCGCCATTCGTTTGGGAAGTTTGGGGCTGGGCAAAGTCAGCAGCAATTCCTGATAATTCTCGCCACCTGGGATAACCTGCTCACCCCATCTGGGGGCGTTTGCTGGGCCATACCCCGCAGCGACCTCCCACTCCCTGTTGAGGCGCTCAACTTCTGCCCAGTCGCCCTGCTCCTCAGCTTCCTGTATCCTCCATCCAAACTCTTCAGGATCACGTTGCGGACCCGGTGTACGCTTCCATTTCTCCTCAAATTGGGGACGGCCGCGATCGTGCTGCTCCAGCAATTCGTTTTTGGTGACCCTGTTATCCCCCCGAGACGCCAGCAACGCCGCAACGCCCGAGTCCTCCATCTCCTTTACCTTTGCGACTCCGCCAAGCTGACCGGCAAATTGGTTTCCGGTGCCCGTGTCTTGCAGCCCTTCAATGGCGCGACGGGTAGACGAGTAAAAGCCTGAGGGATCCAGATCGGCTGCTTTCAACATTGCCTTGCCACTTTTAGCCAAAAACTTCGCGCCCAATGCACCAGCCAGCACGGGAGGCCATATCCCAGCGGCCGCCATCGCCGCATCAGCAGTCGCATCAAGGCCCCCCAGACCGGCATAGAGGCCCGGTACAATGGCTTGACCATAGTTACCCTCCCCGATCTGCTGCTTGGCCGTCTGGTACTGTCTCTGTGTCTCCGGGAGTTCCATTATGCCACCGCCAGGAGCGAACGGGAGGACACCGCGGAGGAGCGCGGCCTTGGTCCCGATGTCTTCGGCGGGCGATTGAGCGGGATGGATCGGCGCAAAGGGAGACATGCCGAACTCCGGTCGTCCGCCCATGAGATATGACCCGAAGAAATTGTCAGCAAACCTATCTGCCATCGGCAGGGGCTCCGATCGGCTGCACACCCGTGGCGAGTTCCCAGGTGCCGCCAGCAGCGACGTTCAGCCGTAACTTCTGGAAACGGCTCTTGTTTCTGATGGGACACTTCCCCGAGGTGGCCTGCGTGGCTGCCGTCTCGAACGTGAAGGTGTCGTTGAGGCGTCTGGCTCCCGCGACCGCCACCGTAGGCGTGCCCCCGTCAACCAGAGGATATGCACCCGACAGAATGCAGTGCTGGCCAGGATAGAATTGCTTGACACCGGTTTCGATAATGGTTGCCAGGTTGGAGCCTGTGAACGTGCCCGAGTTGAATTCGGTGTCGACGCCACCCGCCTGAATGCGACCGCCGGCGAGAACCTGCGAATCAGGCGAGAACTCCCACGAATCCGGCGACGTCGTGATGGAGTCAGGCGAAATGTGCGACGTCAGGTCAGGGAAGATGACATCCAGCGAAATGTGCGCCTTGCCCCACCATCCGCTCGGCCAGTGATAGAGCAGGATGCGGGTCGGCGTCGAAGTGGATGCCGTGGTGTCCACATACTGCCACATGACGACCTGATGCTTGGGATCGTAGGTGCAGGTGATGCGGTGATAGTACGTCACGTCCGCGTCATCGAAAAACTCGACATTGACCTTCCCGTCACCGATCGGGATCGACTGCAAACCATTCCAGAGGAAGAACCCGTCGTTTGCAAGGTAGTAGATATTGCGGCCGACCCTCTGGGATGCCTTCGGAGCGAGAAGGCCACGGTTTTCCTCGACGGCATCGCCTGGATCCCACACGCCGGGAGGCCCGACGTAATTGATACGATAGATGGCACGCTCGAGGAAGGCCGTCGCCTCGTCACCGCCGTACAGCGCCATGCCCTCGCCCCACTCACCGCCGAGGTCGGCACTGTCCGATTGGTTGGCTGCCGATGCATCCATGTCCGTTGATGATCCGATCGCGCCCCATCGGAGGCGATCAGGATACATCGTCCCGCCCTCATCGACGTTGAGCGTCATCAGGAATTCAGACCTCACCTGCGCCATGCACCGCGGCTTGGGCTTCAGGCTCGAGGTGAAGTGGGTTGCGAAGTCAGACCCGAAGGATGCTGAAAACACGCCATCCGCACGGTTGCAGGCGAGCACCTTGTTGGAGACGGGATCTTTCAGGAAGGACCAGAATTCATCTGCCGGGATGGTAAATGTGGTGCCACCGGAACGGTCCGTCCAGGCAAGGGCCAGCAGTTCATACAGCTTCGTGGCATCGCCCGCGTATCGGTAGGCTGTGTCTGCGTTATCCACGATCCCTGCAATGCCCTGGCACCGCGCAGACATGGGTGTCGTGCTCTCAGCGTCGAAGTCAGGCATCGGCTTGAAGCCGTTCGGCCCAAAGGGTATGACGTTCTGGACGTTGGTGGTCTCTGCGAGCAGTTCTGCCGCGTCAGGCTTCCACTCTCCAAACTGGATGGGTGGCAGAGCCTCCGCAGGTGCGGCCCTCCCGATCGCTGCCGCCGCTTGTGCCAGTCGGCTTCTCATTTACTGATCCAAACTCGGGACATCCGAACGGGCGACGGGCACGGAGCCATATCGGTCGCGCTCGTTGGAAATTGCAAGCTGGTCGATGATGTCATCCATTTTCGCTTGTGCCTTGGACTGCTTGGCGCTGTTTTCGAGATATTCCGCGGTCCACACCGCCGCCGCAGCCAGGTAGAGGTCGGGGTTGTTGATGAAGAGCGAGTGAGCTGACGTGTTGAGGTTTGCCCGCGCCCAGTGCAGGCTCTTTCCTGTCACGGTTGACGTCGGTGTCGGCGCAAAGACAAAACTGCCCCCCTCGATGGTGTAAACTTCAGGGTTGCCCGTCTGGTTGACCGCATTCCGTGTCCAAAAATCGTCAGGCGTGACAAACGTCAGGCGCCGGATCGGGTCCGTGTTCAGATAAAGACGTCGCTGGCCTATCCATCCTGTCGGCAGGCTCGCCTCGGAGGGCGCCGTGGTGTCGCTGATCGTGACGTCGGCGGATGTCTCCTGCTCCCTGATCCGCAGGCGCCGGTTGATCTCGGATTCACCCAGATCGATATGTTCATCGAGAATGCCACTGGTGAGTTCCGTCGAGTCATCGAAGAAATTCTGGAGCGCGGTGCGAAGAGTGGCTCTGGTTGAAATTGTCACGTCAGTCTCCGATCAGCGGCTGCTTGAGCGCAATGCGGTTCTGAGGTTTGTCCCAGAACATGCGAAAGGAGGCATAGTCGCTGTTTCGCAGCTTCTTGCGGATGAATTTGTCCATTTCGTACTTGTTCATGCGCCGGTATGTGAGCGGCGTGATGCCATCTTCCTTGCACCACTTGTCGATGATGTTGAAGGGCACCTCCGCGAAGTGCCGTGCCGACCTTTCGCCCTTCCAGTAGCCATCTCCGTCAGCATTCTGGGCCTTGTTTGATTCAATGATGCCCTCCACATCCTGCGACTTCACGATGTAGGACTGGTTATCCGTGTCATCATGGATAAACTCCGTGAGGACGTCCCCGCTTGCGTCGAGAATGCGGCGCATTTCAGGCATCAGCCGCCCACCGGCTTGACGCAGATACGGCCGCCGGTCGACACCTGCAAGTAATAAATTTTGGCGTAGCCTGTCACATCGAGGATGATGCCACCGGATTCCGGCGTCACTATGATGCCGTTGGTTGTGGTGATGGTGTCACCGGCAGCATTCGCCAGGACATATGCGTCCTCAGACACTGAAACGTGGACGAATTTTGCCTTCACGCCGCTCGCGTCGTTGGGAATGGTAACGCTGTCGGACGAATCATCGATGTCATCACCAGTCCCATCCGCCGTGTCCATTTTGATGGGCGCCATAGCTGTGTATTGAACCATTATCGATATCCTCTCTTGAGATGCGCGACCACTACTTCTGGCGGCTCCCAAGTGGTGGGGTCGCGCCTCCCACCGATGAGCCGTATGCATTCATCCAGGGACAGCTTGATGCCTTCCGGCCAATATTTCTCTTTTTCACTGAACGGATAAACCTTGCCAGGAAATGACCCGTTTCGTGCAATTGTCCGGCACCAGCCGATCTTGAGAGTCAGAGACGTTGCCTCCTCAGACAGAATGCGTAACCGCTGAATTTCGGCTATTTGGATCGCTATCTGGGCCTCAATTGCGGCAGTCTCGCGTGCCTCAATGACCTTCTTGTATCGGATCGGGTGTCGTTCAACGATGTCAGCATCGCTAAGGTGAGAGCATGATGCTTCTTGCCCGTTGCGCCACGCATCTTCCATCGCTGCCTCACAAGCGGCAGGTGTCAGTTGAATCGGTTCCGCCTCAGCCAAAAGTAGCGTCACGAGTGCCAATTCCTTGATCATAAGTCATCAACGCTAGTCATAGAGCCCTCCGACTCGGAGTTGCCATTCTTTGTTGCGGTTGTGCTTGCCTCTGATTCCAAGAACCTGATCTTTCACAAGTTTCGCACGATCATTGTCATCGTCTTGACTGGGTTCGGTAATATTCTTGTTCTCGAATTCCTCAACAGGTGTTGATCTAGTCATACAGACCACCAATTTGATTCTTGTGCATTGCCAGAAGCCTCTCGATACGCTCGACGGTCGGGTGCCACGGGTATGCACTATGCATGGCGCCCCTTGATGCTTCCAAGTGCCTGCCGACAACGCCGGCACGGACCGCACGCAGAAACGCCTCTCGCCTGTACCATTTCGAGAACGGCCAGTCTCTGATGGCTTCTCTCACATGAACGTAAGATGCCACCGGTTGTGTCTTGTGGGTGTCGATCATGTCGCGAAAGTGAAGCTCGGCGGACACATTCCGCACACCTGCAACGGCGAGGACCAGCGCGATCACAGCAACGGGGGTTGCTCTAAGCGCCAACCAGGGAAGAAGAAATTGGCGCTTCACGCGCTTGGCCCTCACCGCTGCCCCCAAGCACAGACCCCCGAGAAGGCAAGGGCCTGGCTGCTGGAGTGGAAAGTCGAGGAAGGCTATTGCAGCCAGTCCTGCGAGGCCATAGGTCGCCCAGGACGGCTTGTCCGGGGTACGGATGACCATGACCACCAGCACGACCGCCAGTGCCATGCCTGCGAGCCCTGTATCGGTCAGGAGTTGCAGCCAGTCGTTATGTGCGGCACCGACCGCGAAGGCACCCTGGTGAGCGGTCATCGGATCATACCCGCCGGCAAAGGCCGAGTAGAGGGCATCAAAGCCGCCGAGGCCGTGACCAAAGAAGGGCGCGGCAAGGAACATCTCCCAACCGCGCCCCCAAGCGATCAATCGATAATCTATGGATGACGACTGGACGGTCAGAGCATACCAAACAACAAGAATTGCAATTAGTCCAACCAGCATCCACACCCCCGGCCTAGCTATCCGTGGAGTGAACCAGACCGAAGCCCATGCAGCGATTGCCGCCACTTCAAACTTGGCACCGTTGATAAACGCGATGTACATCAGTGTGCAGATGATCGCGGGCAGGAAGAATATCGGCCACTCGGAGATCAGCGCGAACAGCATCGGCAGCGCCGTCACCATGTAAGCCGTCGCGTAGTTTTCATTCATAAAGCCTGAGGCCAGGTCGCCGTTGCCGATGACCGATGGATAGTGGGGGAGGTCCGACGTGGCGAAAACCACCACGGCCGCAATACCGACCGCCCAATGGATCGGCGGCCAGTAGCGAATACGGCGGGCACCCATGACTATCAAGCCCATAGCTATCCAGCGTGGTGCGGCATGAATGACGCCAAACGGATCCACGGCCCACCATACCGTCAGCAGGCAATAGCCTATGAAGGCGATGATGGCGAGGTCGAAGGAGTCCAAACGGCTCCACAACAGACGGACCGCCGCCAGGGCGGCAAGCACATAGAGCACCTGCCACTTCGCCAGCGTCCCGTCAGGAAACTGAGGAACGAAGATCAGAGAAGCGATGAGGACCAGGCCAGCTACGGCCCAGCCCTCAAAGCGTACTACTGGGTCTCGACCACGATCGAGCATTGCTCGGGTGCCGTCGTCGAACTACTACCATCGGTGCCTAAGTTGAGCACGTTTCCGGCCGTAACCAAAGTGGATAGACCCGTCACACTGTCGAGGTCTCCCGCTGCCGAACCTGACTGCGTGATAGTCAGTTCTGCGATCTGCGTCTTGTGAAGCGGAGCAGTGCTCGGCCCGTAGGAAAGCATGATCGCAGCGTTGGCGCTTGTGATCGCTACGCCAAGGACACAGTGGAGTTCCTTCACCGTACCGTCTCTCAGGACAACGACTTCTTCCGTCGCAGCCGTGCTGACATCGACAATGCGGACTTGAATATCCTGCACCGCGATCGGATAAACCTGATCAGTGATCGTGTTTAACCAGTCAGCCGAGCCATCGCCAAGTTCCCGCTTCACCATCGCCGCCGAAGCGTCGAAACTGAAGACGGCAAAGAGGCCAACAGTCAGCAGTGAACGTAAGGTCTTTCTCATAACAATTCTCCTTGAGAATGAAAGGGTGAGGGATCAGTTACGACCCCCCCGTCCTTTCAGCCCTACGATTCACTGAGATCCCAGACAGCGCCGGAGGCCGCTTCGTTGCGACTTTCCAGGGTTGCCTCGAGCAGGAGTTGCTTGCGCTCGGAGTCGCCCGTCTTCGCCAGATCATAGAGCCTGAACTGTCTGAGATAGGCGATGGCGAACATATCCTTCTGGATCACCAGAGCATCCCCCGGACGCGAGAAGCGGTTGGGGACTATCTCTAGCATTCCCCAGTCACTCTCGAAGTACGAGATGGCTGAATGCAGGCGCCCGTGCTCGGCACTGACCTCTCTGGTTGCGTTACCGGAGAAGCCGGATACTGCACGCTTGTTGAAGGCGCCGACCATAATGCAGTCAGGATCACCGCCGTTGGTGAAGCAGGACTGTAGCACCGTCTGCAACAGGCTCTCCGTGAAGGCACGATCGGTGCCGTCCGTGCGGGCCGTGTTGCCCAGCGACCCATCAGAACCTGACGTGCCGTTGGAGGTGTTGGTCGTTATCCAGGCAGTGATGGACCCGAGTTCACGAGCCGTGCCGGATGATCCGGTCACTTCGGCATTGTTGACGCCGACGACGTTGAACTCAAGATCTCGAAGAAGCTCGAGCGAGCGCTTGGCGATCTGGTAGTCCATCTCGCTTACACGTCCACCCTTCTTCACGCTCTCCTGGGTGCCCGACACGCGAGCCACCTTGTCCATTATCTGGCAGGTGTTCGAGAGACGGGTCGTGGCTGCCGCTGCGTCCGTCGTGGCATCGTCACCTTCCGCCACCGCATTCGCTGCGGCATCGGCCAGTGAGTCAGTCTGCCACTCGTGGAGTACAGCCTGTGCGTTCTCGACAGGCACACCGGTAGTAAACGGCGTGTCGGTCGGGCTCACGTTGTAAATTACGTCGGTAAGATCCTCTCGGTTACCCTTCGCATCGAAGGTCTCGAAGGTATTGCTGGGAACGGCCATGAATTATCTCCTGTTAAAGTGGCCGCCGACCCCCTAGCTCCGCATGTTTGAAAACACTTCCGCGAGGCTTCGGGTGTCGTGCGCGTTGCGTTTGGCTGCGTTAACCCGCTCACGCTTACGACGCCCCTGAGACGCTGGAGCACCCGCCTTGCCTATCTTCGGAGCCTTGCGTACACGCTTGTTCACGCCAGGCTTGCCCTTTTGAAGATTGTGCCAGTTGGCTGCATCCTGAACCACGGAGATGAACGCATCATCGTTGAGATCATTGCGCTGGGATTCTGGTATCCCCTTCTCCGCCAGATACTCGAGCAAGGGTGCCATCGCCGCCTCACGACCGGCCTTGAATTCCGGCCATCGTTCCGCAGTCTTGACGCGCTCGCCTTCGATCCATTCGTTGAGCCGTTCGCCCACAAGACCCTCGACCTGCTGCTTCGCCTGCTGCGCGGTCGCCATGATGCCCTCGAATGCCCGCTTGTTCTGTTCCCAGTTAAAGCGAGCGTCATCGAATTGATCACGGTCCATAGACTGACGTAATTCGGCCCAATTCGGTTCCTGTCCAGAGAACCCGTGGAGTTGCATGGCCGAAGCCAGCAGGTGATCCACGTTGTTGAGTTGGTTAACCCACCGATCACCGGCCATCCTGACAGCCTCATCAAGCTGTTCACGATCGCCTGCGATCTCGGTTTGCCGCGAAGTAAAGGCCGCCTCTCGCTCCTTCTCCCGCCGCACAACAGCCTGCTGCACATCGGGAGGCAATTCGGAGAGTTCCTGCCTTTCTGCCTCGGTCCAGGTTGCCGGGAGGGCAATGGGATCCTCTTCAGGGCCATCATCCTCAGCCTCTTCGACCTCAGGTGTGTCTGCTTCCGCCTCATCAGTTGCCTCGAATTCCTCAGGCTCATCGCCGTCGGCCTCAGGTATCTGATATTCGGTGTCGGGCTCACGGTCATCGACAACCGGGGCCTTCGCCGCGGCTGGCTGCTTGCTCTCACCTTGTGCTGGGGCTTCCGCTGGCGGTGCGGAACCCAGTCCCTCGGAACGCATTCCCGCAATTAGAGCGGCTGCGTTTGTCACTCCACCGCCTGTCGAACCAGTTTCAGTCTGGGCTTCGTCGGCCATGTGGTTACTCCTATGCTGCGAAGCGGCGCAAGATAGCCTCACGCGCCGCTGCTATTACTCCAAGACGGACCTCAGCCATCCGACCGGTGTTGAAGTGGTGCTCAAAGTTATCTTTGAGTTCCTCTATCATGCGAAGGTTTTTCTTCGCGTCGAGGGTCTCCTCATCCGAGCCATGTTTGAGCCACTCCACAAACCGATCTTCAATATCCTCGAAGGCTTCCTTCCAGAGCGGGTTTTCGATGATGCTCGTCGCGAGATCACCGCGCTGCCGCTCCTCGTAGAGCTTCGGTTCTTCGGCTGAATATTCGTCCTGATCAGACATCTAGTAGTTGCTGCCCTTCGCCTTGCCCTTGCCGGCAGTGTAGTTGCCACCAGCAGGCCCACGAGACCCTGTGACGTTGGCGCCCGCACCCTTGAAGGAGGCCGCTGGCCGACCCTTCGAGTCCGTGCTCACACCTGGCGAGGTCATCGACGGGTTGACCGGCGCGGCCTGACCCATCTTCTTGTTCGGCTGTTTGCCGCCGCGGCTAGTGCTTCCGTACTTCATCCGCTTGCTCCTTTTGCGGGTTCACGTCTGTGAGGCATCTTCCTCACGGTGGGCTGCAACCCTCGAAAGAGTTGCATCGTACCGCCCGGTTGCCGGCCAACTTAGCGAAAACCGGTGCGGGCGGCAAGATTTCATGGGACATCGACCGCCCTGGCTACACGGTCCTGGTCACGTTCAAATGAATTCCGGTCTGCCTTCTCACGCTCGATGTCGGCCTGGGCCTGTAACTTGATCACATTCTGCTCATCTGATGCCTCAATTTCAGCGGCCTTCATGTCGAGCCTGGCAGCGATCTCCTCACGCCTGATGTCAGCATCGAGTTCCATCTGCCGACGCTTGAGGTCAGCCTCGATCTGGATCTTCAGCATATCCTTCTCGTGAGACCTGGCCTTGTCTTCAGTATCTGCCTGTGCCTTCTGCCCATCCATCTGGATCTTCATCTGATCATTCTGGATCTGACCCTGGGCCAGCATCAGGCCAGCATCCTGTGGCTGGTTCTGCGCTGCCTCGGCCTGCTGCTGCATCATCTGCTGCATCTCAGGCGATTCGGGGTTGGAATAGAAGCGGTCAGGCCGCTTGAGGCCGGCAGCCGACACCTTGGCCATCAGCGCCTCGTGGATGTTTTTCAGCGTCAGGATAGGGCCTTGTGCGCCACCCTGGAAGGTGATGATCTTCTCCATGTCAGCAAGGACGGAGTTGACTGCGATAAGCTCCTGCTCGCTCGAGTCGTACCCCAAACCGACCTCGGCCTCCATGTCATACGTCACCTGCCAGTGCCGCGGGTCCATTTCCACCCACTCGCCACTGAGGCGGACCTCTCGCTTCCTGTCCTGATGAGCGATCGACAGTTTGAGGATGTTGGTAAACAGCTTCTTGAACCCAGTCTCGGCCATCATCCTCGCGATGAGTTCAATGCGCTGCGCCGCAGCAGCCATGAGCCTCATCATTCCATACGCGGTGTCGTTGGTCACAGATTCGGGATCCATGCCCTGCGCGTTGCGCGTGACACCTGTCCGACCCTCCCGCTGCTGCTCGAGATATTCGAGGAGCGGAAACAGCATCTGACCGATAGGCTGGACCGGCATGCCTGATATGACTTCTCCAGGCGGACCCTTTGTCCTGACCACTCCACCCGGCCGCTTCACCAGCATATCGTCGAGGTCGACCTTGCCCTCCCATATGGCCGTGCGCTCGTTGTTTATCTGGTACGAGTTGTCGAGGATCTGCCGCAGCACTGTCGAGTGGATTAATTGAAGGTCGCCGACAAGATCGAACATCGAGCGCCCGAAGAAGGTGTGCGGCATTCGGATCGGCGTGATATCGATGAACGGCAGCGGGTCTCCGAAGACCTCGTATGCATAGCCCTCGGTGCCCTCGGTCTCGTCCTCGTATTCGAGCAGCTCATGCGAATTCCCGCCAAGCCAGACCTGCACCAGTTGAGACCTTCCGTCCCCATCAAGATCGAGATCCATGTAAGCCTCGACCAGGGTCACCTCGCGGGTGCTCTCGTCGATCGCTGCGCCTGTCCTCGGGTATTCATATTCCTGGCTGCGGCGTGCGACGTGCTCGGAATTTGACAGCCCGAAGGATGACCCCGTCTCCGCGAGGGCCAGCAACTGCTCCTCCTTGAAGCCGAACTCGAGGGCCTCGGAGATCGTGTAGCGGCGCCGGTGGCCCTTCATACGGCCATGTTCCATCGATCGGCTCTCGCGGCTGATCAGGAACTCTTCAGGTGGTATGCCTTCGATGTGGACACGCTTGACGTCACGCTTGTGCTCGAGGGAGCAGTCGACCAGGACGGGCGGCGCCATCGGCATACCCATCTCGTTAACCTGATCGGTAGCAGCGTCAGGGTCAGCGTATATACGCTGCTCGAGGACTTCGACGTCAGGCTCGCTGCCCAGCATGAAGGCTACGTCTTCTTCGGTCAGTCCTGAATGCTTGGTCGTCCACTTCTCCTCGGTTTCCTTCCAGTAACACTTGACCAGGCCATTCTTCTGGAGGAGCGCGTCCTTGATCCAGTCGTAGGCGATAGTGAACCCATCGTTGTCTCGCTTGAAGACGTGGTTGCACCACGCGGTCTTGTGCCTCGCCTTCTCCTCATCCTCTCGGCCCTCAGGCTGAAACGACACCACCGTATCGGCTGCCATGAAGATGCGGATCAGTTGCGGCATCATCCATTCGACAGTGTCGATGACCTCACCCGTCACGACCTTGGAGCGGCCTTTCTGCTCGTTGCCATACTGCTCCTGCCGGTAGTACTTCAGCGCATTGGCCCGCTCCTGCGCGATCGAGCCATCTATGTAGCCGACCGACGACAGGATCTCGTTGCCGACGATGGCTTCAATTTCGTCGGTCGTCAGAGCTTCGCCTGGAGAGTGACGCCTAGCCATTCAGCATCGCCGCCTTCTGCGCGGCGCCTTCCTTGGTGTACCAGCATCCCTGCATGATCCAGTCGTCCTGATCTTCAGGAACGATCGGCACCTGCTCGCCATCATAGAGGACGACCCAGCGGCCGAACCCGGTGTGATGAGGGATGGCCCGGTCGTCGCCACTGTCCTCGGCGACGTTAGCAGCGTCCTCGAGCAGCGCGTCCGCCACATCCGCGTGCACTTTCTGCAACACATCAGCGCTCCAGTTGGCTTGGAGCACCTCCTCGAGGATCTCGCCCTGGTGCTTGACTATTGCCTGCAACTGGCGGAATTCCTTGAGTTCAAGTATTCCCATCGCCATGTTATTTGCTCTCCTTCGGGGCGGCCTTCACCTTCGGCGGATCCAGCTTGAGGACGACGCTTCCATCGATGGGTTCGACAGAGATATATCCGTCCATCATCATTCGCTTACCGCCAACCGAGATCACCAGCGGCGCGTTGGCCGCCGCCTCGCCCAGGGCATGGGCCAGTTCACTGCACATTCCCACGTTGATCGGACGCATGATCGCCTGATCGTAGGTGTCTATCTTCTGCTCGTTGTAGACATAGCCATCGCGGAACTCCGCACCGTGGATCCGCTTCATCTTCACGCTGGTCGGCGGGTTGCCTGCCAACGCAGCCTTGTGCGCCTTGGACATCGCCGCATGGTTTTCGGCCTCGGCCTTCTGAGCCGCGGTCGCTTCCTTTGATCCGAGTTCTGCCTTTGCCATCTCACACTATTCCTAATTCTGCGTCAGTTGGGACTCTGATGCGTGAACGCCGTGGCGTTACCGGCATCGCGAATGTCAAGGCCAAAGCGTCCCCGCCATCGGGGGAAAAGCCAAGCCTCTCCTTGATGCGGTCCTTCGGCTCGAGAAGGATGCGCGAATTACTGTCATAACGAGTGGCGCTCCGTCCCCATATCGGAGCGCAGAGCTGGGTGTGCAAGCTGTCATCATCAGGGATATCGACGCCGGCCGGGTCAGCGATCCAGTCGCGCATGTCTCCCCACATCTCAGCTCGCTTGTTGGCATAGGTCTCGTCGTTAAGCGCCTTGCTGCCGAATTCAATGCCGTCGATGAGGTTAGGGTCGTGCGTCTCACGCAGTCTATCTCGGACGCCACCGCCCATCCCTGTGACATCGATCAGCACCTTCGCCGGGTTGACCCGCTCGATCTGCTTCCCGATCAAGCCGACGATATCCATCTCATTGTCCGTGTCGATCTCTATATCGACGTGGCCTCCACACTTCCTGCCCTGCCGATCGAGCAGCCTTGTCTTGTCGGATCCACCACGCGCCAGGTCAACGCCGAGAATTATCGGGAAGTCTTCCTGCCCGTAGACCTCCAGCTTCCGAGCCTTGTAGACAAGATCCGATCGGATGAATGTCTGGTCTCCGCCGGTCTGGAATGCCTCCTCCGCAGTCGCCGGGTATTCCTGCCGGAACTTCCACGAGATGTCATCCGACTCCTGACTGAGTGCCTGGGCGAACTGCCGATTCTTGGCATATGCCCAGTATGTCTGCTCGTCGGTGAGACCATGCAGCGCCTGATATTCTCGGAACGCCTCAGGTGCATCCCAGCCATCCGCCGGCAACGCACGCTTGTAGGCTTCATGCATAAACCACGCGATGAAGATCAGTTGGTAGTCGCTGTCGCCGCGCTCCGCCGCCTTGCACATCTGATAAAACAGACCACCGAGACCGTTGGCCGTCGACTCGAGGATAACCTCGGTGTCGTCCTCCTCCGGGACTGCCTGCAACACTCCGTCGACGTGCTCCGTAGCATTCTCCCAGTAGGCCACCTCGGACCCGTGAAAGTATTGAATGGTATCCGATCGACCAACTCCTCGAGCGCCGGCAGTCCCGACCTTGTAACCAGAATTCAGTTTATGGAATGACAATTCCTTGGCATTCGATCGGCCGGTCGCCGGTCTGACCTCAGGGTTATTCATCTCGTGGAAGCGGTCGACCATCGTAAACAGGTTGTCGGTTGCCTCTTGCTTGTGCGTCAGGATGAATGCCCGCACTCCGTCCCGGTGCGTCACCCGCCAGTAGTAGCGGCCCTCGACGTACGTGCTGATACCAGGCTGCCTTGCCTTCAGGATCAATGCGCGTATCCGCCCGGTCTCCTCGCGCTGCCGCTCCAGCTTGTTATGGACGGTGTGCTGTATCGTATTCAACTCGAATGGGAGGATGCCGCCCTCCTTGGCTCTGATCCGCAAGCATCGTGAGGCGAAGTGCGGGAAGTCATCGCGCAGCTTGGTGAATATCTCGCGATCCGCGTCCGGTATCACATCAACTCCTTCAAGCGCTCTTCATGCGTGACAACGTGGTCGACGCTGCCGGCGTGATCGATGGACTGCAATTTAGGTCTGACGTATGGAGCAACCGCTGCGGCCATCCTATCTCGACGCTCTGGCTCGGTCGTTGGGTCTGCCACCACAGACAGCATGTATTCAACCGGATCTATCCCGAGGCGCTTTGCAATATCCTGGACCTCGGCCCGAGAGCGGTTGGGCGTACCCCGTTTCCGGCCGCCTGTTTTATTTCCTGCCCGGTCTACCATCCGTCTACTTTAGACTGCGGCATCTTCAAAAAAGAGTGGCCCCGCCAGTGTGGGAACTGGCGAGACCGAGTTTGGGTCGCTGGGAGGTGTGGTGCCATCGATACTCCAAAGTGAAGTCGATAGGGCGGGAGTGTGCGATCAGGCTGGTGTAAATGTCAACTTGATTAATTCATTCCTTCCTTTGGCGTCCTCGGCTTGGTGAGACTGGACAGCATAATGTGGATCCGGTCCTTGTTGACGTCGCCGTCTTCAGATGGGTCGACCCTGCTTGAGAGGTTGTACTTGGCGATGGTTTCGGACAACTCCTCCTGGGTGATCATTACATACCCCCCGCAGTGCTGCTCGACTAAATGAGCAATGACCGCTGACATGGCGAGGGGACTGTCAAACAGGTCGCTCATGCCTCCCACTCCCATGCCCGCTCTCTGTTGATTTCTCCGGTGATCTCTTCGGCCGTTTTGCGCGTTATCCCTTCAGCATAAATTTTGCCGCTAACATCGGTGACGTTGCAAAGTTTGACACCATTATCGATGATCTTAAACGGCGGACGGTAATCTATTATGGCTCGGATTCTCGTGGATTCAGTTGCAATGCAACCCGCCGCATCCCTTACCTCACGGAGAACCTTCCGGGCGCCATTCTTCTCCTGTCGCAGGGCGGTAGCGGCGGCGTTTACAGCAGCGGTGGCATCCTCGAGCGCAGAGAACACGTCGGCAAAACCAAGTATTCTGGCGATCATGTATTGTGCTTTTCTCATGCCTCGACTCCCCAGTCTGCCCGCTGGTGTGGCAGGACGACAGCAGTGAAATGATTGTAAGCTTTTTTTGCTCCTCTCTTTTGACCTCTTCGTACTATCTTCAACTTCTTCCGTACTGCATATCTCTTCCCGCAGCCCTTCTGCTTGCAGCAGAACAGCTTGACTTCCCTAACCCATTTCGGGTTGACCTCAAACGTATTCAACACACACCTGCAAATATTGCATTTTACCTTCTGCGGCTTCATTTCTCTTCTCCCCTTCAATATCCCATCCACTCTTTCGTACCATTTTCCATCGCCGTCAGGAACTCCGCGATCGTTGGAAACCAAGGATGCCCGTGACGGCGCCAATGCTGCAACCCAAGGTCGATCAGGTGTGGTGGATACCCCTCAAGGTCATCCAGATAGTCGACCATGAGGCTCGCCCACTGTTCAGGACTCCAGTCCGTCCGTGATCTGTCGTGCTTCGCCAGTTGACCCAGCGCCGTCGCCAACTCCTGCCGGCTGATCGGTTGATCCGTCACTTCCACTCGGGGCTTGCTCAAGGGCCGCGATACGGATCCCGTCGAGCATGTTGGACGTCTTGTCTGCGTGTGAGTAACCATTCCGTCGCTGGGATCCCGCACCGTTAAACTTGTCTCGGCGTCTGATCCAGTTTCTCCATGTAGCGATCCAAGAGCGTTTGATCCCGCGCTGGCCGACGACTGAAACCCAGTAGTCTTTGAAGTTAAGGGCCTCCGCTTCGATGTCGTCATGTCTCATTCCCTCCTTGAAGGCAAATTCTCTGAATTCTGGTGGCAATGTCCAATTATCCTGAAGACGAGTGCCTCGTGCTGGAAGGGAGAGGGTTGCTACCTCTCTCTCTTTCTTCTGGCTATGGTTATGGTTCTGGCTATGGATGGCATGCGGTTCGCATTGCGAAACAGATGCGTCCGCATTAACCTTTTCCTTTTCTTTCAACCACCTAGCATTGGCGCTGATAGTGTTGACAATTGATTTCCGTTTAACAGCTTCGTATTCATCGGTTAAACGGCCCTGCGATATCTCTGACTCCGTGACGTCGAAAAACCCCAAAATTGTCGGCTTGATCCGACGCCATTGACCGGCGTTGAGACGGGCATATCGGGCCAGCAGTTTGTCATCGTTTGGGAGGGTGGACTTGTTGCGCCACATCGCCATCAAGAGCAGCAGATACGCGCCGTGCTCGATCGTCGAGAGGTGGGACGTGTCCGCGAGATATGCGTCAGTCCAGAGCGGTAGGTAGGGGAATTGTGCCATCGTGCCTCCACTAAGGCGAGGAAAAGAAAGCCGGTGAGTCCTGTAGTGGCAGGACAGGGTGATCAAACCTTGTCCCGGCTTGGGCCATCATATCACCTTCCCTGCGCGATCCCAGCTATTTCTTCGAGGCGGGCAGTCAGGGCGTTCACCTGCTTGTAAAGCCTCTCGTTTTCATCCATCACCTCGGATATCTGGACCGCCAGGATGCGCTCGTCTGCTGGTCTGTTTTTGATGATGTTCTTGGATCTCAAAAACTGGTCTGCGAAGTCTGGATCATTCAGGGATCGCTCTGCTGCTCGCCTGACAGCGTTGATCACCGACGAGTGATCCCTGTCGCCGAAGGCACGCCCGATCCGGTGGTAGCTCTGACTCGTCAGGTCTCGGGCCAGTCGCATTGCGGACGCTCGAGGCCAGAATATCGAGGCGTGACGCGATGGTCCCTTGAGGTCTCTCATTTCCACACCAAACACGGTGGAGACGGCTTTCTGAATGTCATGGATCGTTGGTTTCATTGAGTGCCTCTTTGGCTGTTAGCATAGTCAAACCAATGTCTGCACCAAGCGACTAATGCCGTGGAATTGCCGTGAAATATTTCCTTTTGAATGGCGCCTTTCTCCCACCACCACGCCTCCCAAAACCTGATCTTGTCAGGGGTCTTCGCCCGCAGAATGATCACCACAAAGAGACGTGTCTTGACCAAGGCTTCCAGCGTGATCTTCTGCCCAAGAGGTACGGGAGTGTCACCGTTCTTGGTTTCAAAGACGATGAATCTACCCTTGCGCTCGATAATGCCGTCAATGTCCATCGGCTGAATTTTGGTCGGCGCGAAAGCAGGAATCAGGAAATCCCAGTCAAACACCCCGTCGAAGCCGGCCGGCAGAGAATCCATGAATGTGTCAGGATATTTAATCGCCATCGTTAATCTTCTGCATGATGAAGCCGAAGGTGGAGAATTCGCTGCGGAAGGCTTCGGCATCGGGGCCAAAATAAAAGAATGTCTGCCCGTTGGTAGGCTGCGTAATGCTCCCGTCAGCCTTGTAGAAATTTATCCGCCCCTGAGTAAAACAGACCGCCGTTGCCGTCTTTGCTGCCGTATGCCACCAGCGGGTGTCGGTGTTGTTGTTGGTCAGGAGAATGACAGCAGCAACGTCACCGTCTTGAAATTCGATACAGAGTTTCTCAATGAAATGCTCCACAGTCGGGTAGGCATAGGGTGGGTTGAGAAAGACAGTGCCGTGCCAGGGCTGCAAAAGGCCGTCTGCATCTTCGCCATACCAACGGTCAGCCATGACAGTTTCTTGCGCCAAAGCGTTGGAGGCCGGATCAAGTGTGATCCCCCCCATCACCCGTCTCGCGGCTTCAATGTATTCTGACGGGGTATATGACTCAGGATCGCCGGTCCATTTGGTGGCGGTCGTGTTATTCGTTTCAGCCATCGCCTTGAAATACGCGCTGCCGTAAAGCATCGCCCGATATTTTTCAGGATCTTTGAGTCGGTTGCGCCACTTGGA